CTTCTGCGAGACGGCCTTGGTCGTGGCGCCGGCCGCGATGTCGTTGAGCTTGGCCTTGTCCGCCGCGCTCATCAGCCCGGCCTTGCTCTCCGTGGCGTTGGAGTACGTGGTATTGGTTGGCACGGACCATGTGCCGTCGCCGCGCAGGTAGCTTGCCTGCTTGCCCGCAGCCGGAGCGGGAACAAGCCCGGCTTTTCCTGCAGCGCTCGCGGTGGCCTTCACGAAATTGGTGTACGTCGTGTTGGTGTCCTGCGCAGGGGGAGTGTAGCCCAGCGCATTGGTCACGTTCTGCTTCGTCAGGCTGATGGTGCCGGAGGCGACCGTGATGTTGCTGCCCACCTTCACCAGCCCCAGCGCCGCTGCCGTCGCCGCTCCGTAGGTGGTGTTGGTGTCCGGCGGCACCTGCCATGTGCCGTCCTCGCGCAGATACTTTTTCGTTCCCGCCGTGGTGGGAGGCTTCGGCACCAGCCCAGCCGCAGCCGTGGCGCCGGACTTCACGAAGTCGGAATATGTGGTGTTGTTGTCAGCGCCCCATGCCGCCGTGCCGGCCGCGCTCCAGCGCAGTATCTGCCCGCTGCTGCCGCCCGCCGGGATATGCTTGTTCCCCGCCGTGGTTGGATGCACGTAGTTGTTGGCGCCCGTGGCTATTCCGTCCAGCTTCGTCTTGTCAGCGGCGGACATCAGTCCCGCGACCGCCTGCGTGGCAAGAACGATTTTCGCCTTCAGGTCGGCCATGAGCTGACGGATGGCGTTGTTGATGCCGGAAGGCGGGCATCCTTCCGCGATGTTGATGCCGCTGATGCTGGTGTTGAGGTCGGGATTGGTATTGTAGTCGTCAAGGGCCATGGCTCACCTCGCATTTTTAAGGCGCATCATGCCACGGATCCCCATTGCGGCACAGTGGCAAAATTCAACTACATGCCGCCTTCCTTTTCGACCAGCGCCTCCACCCCCACGGCATGGCTCCATTCCTCGCCTGCCGGGACCTTCACCCTCGCGGCGAGGTAATTGCAGGAAAGGTGCTGGTAGCACACGCCGTCCCTCTCCTGCTCCGAATATTCGCCGCCCTGCCGCGCGTCCATCTGCCTGTCCCTCCACAGGGGCATGGCCTGCGCAGCCGCGCCGTTCACCAGGGGCCGCAGCCCGTGCACCATCATGCGGTCGCCGCCCTGCTCCGCCGTGTCGATGACCGCCTCCGTGCCGCCGCCGGAAAACGTGCCGAGCTTGTGCTCCGTGGTTGCCGCGCCCAGCACGCGTCCGCCTGCCTTCAGCGCCGCGCTGTCCAGGCTGGCAAATGGCAGGGCGTCCAGCGTGCCGTAGCCGTCCAGGTCTTCCAGCGTGATGCCGCGCGCGTATTCCTGGTACAGGCACTCCGTCTGCACAACGGCATAGCTCCATTTGTCCAGCGCGTAGCTGTAGATGAGCAGCCGGTCATGGACGCCGGCGGGTGCATCGTCCGTGGGGAAGCTCCACACGGCAAGGCGGTTCTGCGCATCATGCATGCCGCGCACTTCCTCCAGCCGCGCGTTGTCGCATTCATTGAAAAACCAGGCATCCACGCGCTCCACGCCGATGCCCTTGACGCCCGCCCCGTCGGTCATGCGCCAGCCGTCTTCCGCAAGGAAAACGCAGGCCGGGCCGAAGTTCACCGGGGAGCGCGAAGCAACCGTGCCGTAGGTGCGGTCAAGCGGATCGAACTGGAAGATGTACGGCGTGCCCACGTAGGTCATGCGCTGGATGCCCCGCTCCAGGAACACAAGGCCGTCCACGCCGCCGATGGCGCCCGCAATGGCCATGACCTTGCCGCCTTCCGGGAAGACCTGCTGGTCGCTCTGCACATACTGCGCGGCGTTGGTGCCAGGGGAGGGCCACTCATCCGGGCGGTCGATGCCGCTCCAGCGGATGCAGTTCTGCACGCCGCCCGCCCTGCCGAGCACAAGGAAGTCGCGGATGACGGACAGGATCTCGCCAGTAGGCGCGGCAGTCACGGCGGCAAAGTTCTGCCCCGCGCCAGCCTGCTTGAGCAGCGCGTTGCCGTAAAGGGCATAGATGCCGTCGCCGTACTGCGCGAACATGCGGTTGGCGGAAATCGCCGTGCCGGAATGCATCTCCGCCCATGCGCCGGAGGAAAGCTCATAGATGCCGGAGGCGGTCGCCGCCAGCGTGGCAATGGTGCCATCCATGCCCTTGCCGACGAACACGTCCAGGGCACGGGACGCCAGCGCCGGGGCATTCATGGCGTTCAGCGCACGCACCGGCCTGTAGCCGCGCTTCGCCGGCAGGACGTTGCGCGCCTCCGGCGCCTGCTGTCCGCCAAGCAGCGCAGCGTCAGGTTCCCACGGCCCGAACTCAAGCGTGATCCTATCCGCCATTGCGCTCCTCCTTCGCTTCGATGATTTTCAAAACCGCCTTGGATATGCTTTGTGCCGCGTCATTCACCGTGCTGATTGCCATGTCTTGCTCCTTCCTTATCCTGTATGCCTGCCTTATGCCTGTCTGCCGCTACATCTTCTCTTTGCCTGTGCGGTATTCCGGCGGTAGCTGCCGCCGTGCCTGCTCGTTTCCGTATGCGCTGAAACAATGGTCCTTCTGCCAGAAAAACACGATGTTTATGATAGCCGCCGGTATGCCGCTCTTGCCTTCCCGCCTCCACCTGTATGCGCGGGCGGACAAGCTTTCGTCACAGTAGCCGCCTAGCAGGGCATTCAACAACTGGTCGAGGGCGGTTGCAAGATTGCGCGGGTAATTCATGCCTGCGCCTCGCCTTCTTCGCCGTTCTCCTGCTCGTCAGGCCACCGTGCATCAGCCACAGGGAGCATGGCAAGAAACTCCTCTACACTGGGCAGTTCAATCGTTCCAGCAATGACATCATCCAAAATAACATACGCCTGACGCCATGTCGCATCCCGTAAGGCAACGCAGTATTTAGCCTCAAGCCGGAACTGTGCATCCGTGCTTGTTGCATAACTGCAAGCCGACATGATGCCATCGTAGCCACGCGACCTCGCAAACTCATCAAGTGCGAACTGCGCGGCTTGGGTATATCGCCTCTGTATCTCTTCCGGCGTTTCCTCATGTGGGGCTTTTTCAACTATCTGGAAACGGCGCTTTCCGTCCTGCGGTTCAATTTCCGTGATATATCCTGTCTGGCTGGCGTTGCACCATTGCGCCGCCTCTGCTGGGTAATCGCCCTCGAAAATCTGCCCTATTGAGTATTCCATGATTATCCTCCTCAAGCCCAGCTGCCGATGGCGATATAAGATACGACAGCCGCCATGTGTCCATCTGCATCATTTGCATACGCCGTGAAACCTGTCGTAGAACGCGGGTACGCCAAGACGTTGTATAGCCTCTCTGATGCACTACCGGGGCGCAGACCAAAAACAATATCAGGGGTTGCACTAAATGCTTTCGGAAACGTGACTGCTGTAGACGCAGTTGCTATCGTTACACTCCCCCAGCATATTTGTAACCCACTACTGAAACGTATGTAGTTAGAGCCAAACTCACTTTGGCTGACGATTCTATCCCACTTCCCGCTGGAATCGCCCACGGGGTTGACCGCCGTGCTTGACGGTCCGCTTGCCTGCAATGCAACATACAGGTTGCCATCGCTGCCCTTGGCAATGGCGCCGGGGGAATAATCAACCGTATTTGCCCATGCCTTGGTATTGACATGCTGGTACTTGTCAAAGTCCGTGACGCTCATTGCAGCATCCGCCGCAGCGGCGGCCTGCGTGGCGGCCGTTTCGGCATTTGCAGCACTGACGCCGGCAGCGGAGGCATTTGCCGATGCGCTGTCTGCTGCGGCAAGGGCGGCAGCTTCGGATGCCGCGGCGTTTGCCGCTGCTGTTGCAGCGGCGGCCTGCGACGCAAGGGCTGCGTCCTTCGCGCTGACGGCATCATCCCTTGCGGCCTCCGCATCAGCAACCAGCGCGGCACCTTCCGCATCAATGGCTGCTATTTGTGCAGTGCCCGCGTTTGCTATGGCTGTCTCCTGCGCGTCAATGGCGGCCTCCAGCAGGCTCATGGCCTGCTCCTGCACCGTCTCCTGGATGGAATCGATGACATCGGACGCCTTGTTGTCTATGGCTGCAATCTGACTTGCGCCCTCCGCCGCAACGGCTGCGGCCTGCGCAGTCCCAGCCGCCTCGACAATGGCGACCTGCGAAGCCGTCACGCCTTCTATGGCTGCCATCTGCTCCGAGCCGGCGGCGTTGACGTCCAGCACCGCCTGCGCCGCTGCCGCCGTGATCTGCTCACCGAGCGCGGCAACGTTTTCCGCCGTGTCGATGATGTCGGCGGCGCTGCGCTCCACATCGCCGTCATGCAGCCAGTCCTTCGTGTTCTGGTCGCCGTAGGACCAGGTGTCGACAACGTCAGCCATGCTCATACCCTCCTTGCGGGTTTCATCTGCAGGTTTGCCGTGAAGCGCGCGCGGCGCTCGTTCGCCTCCGCCTTCTGCCTCGCGGCGGCGTAGTATTGCGTCCACATTTCCAGCGGGGCGGAAGACCGCGTGAACGGTCCGCTCTCCACAAGGGCGCCGTAAAGGTACAGGTCGGGGAACATCCGCAGCACGTTGTTTGACTGCTGTTCGTCAGAAAGGGGCGGGATTTCCCCATAGTAGGTCAGCCGCAACTCCCCGGCGGCGTCCGGCGCGGGCAGCAGGTACAGCCTGTTCGCGATGATGGTGTACTGCCGCGGCATGCCGCTCTGCTGGCCAAGCTCCTTGTATTCGTCGGGCGGCGTGTAGCGCAGGTTCTGCACCGTGCCGCCGTCCTTGCATTTCCATGCCAGGTCGCGCATCTCCATGAAGACGCGCCAGTCGCCGTCAACGCGCCGCTCCGGCAGCTCCACGATGAACACGCCGGCGGGAACGTAGGCGGTCGCCACCTGCTCCATGATGCGCAGCCGCAGTTCGCGGTTCATGCGCAGCTCAGCCAGCCGGATGAAATTCGGGATGCGGGACGCCAGATCCTTGCGCCCCAGCCAGTCCGCCACCGCCGCCTTCAGGCCTTCGTATGTGGTAAGGTCAGCCATTAGATGCCTCCTATTCTGCGCCGCCGAGCAGCCCCATCATGCCGCCAAAAATCGCCTGCGCGCGGGGGCTGTCGGCAATGAATTTCCCAAATTTTTCCGCAAGCCCGGCGCCGCCCCTTGCCAGTGCCTGCCCGGTGGCGACGAGCGGCACGGTTTCCGAAGCCCCTTTGTTCAGCCCGTACACCATGCGCTCCGCATTGTTCCACGGGCGGTCAAGCCCCATGGCGTCCGCAGCCGCCGCGCCGGGATTGCCGAAGCGGTAGTCCGTAAACGGCGCAATGGCGGCGTTGGCAATGGCGTTCGGCCCCATCTCCGCAAGGCTTCCCAGCCCCTCAAGGACTGCGCGGGAACCGTAGGAAAGCCCGTGCCGCACATCGCCCCAGCTGACGGGCGCGCCCCATCCCTGGTTCTGCGCCGCCGCCACCAGCTCGTTCTGGATAGGGTTGCCCGCTGGCTTCCCGTCCCGCGCAACGTAGCCCATCAGCCCGCCGTACTGGGTTGGATCGGCAGGAAGACCCTTTGCTTCCGCTGCACTCGCCTCGCGCGGCGACATGGCGGCCAGAGCGCCGCCCCCGGCAAGCATGGGGATGATCCCACGATAGATATTGGGGTCTGCAGGGTTGAACGTGCCGCGATTGTTGACGGACTTTATCGCATTCGGATTGCCGATAACGATTTGCTTCGCGCTTGCCACGCTCGGCCCATCCACGATGCTGTCATATCCTGCGGCCTCTATCATGGGGCGCAGCTTGTCAAGCTCGTTATAGGTAGCAATTCTTGCCATCATTGGTCCGTCAGCAATCGACTTTTCGTAGTTCTCTCTCATGCCGCGCATAAAAGTGTTGCGCATACTTTCAGGCAATGCAGGAACGCCGTCTTCGGCTCTCATTGCATTCGTGATATCAAAGGCGTTGTCATATATTTCACGGACGGAATCCGGTGTTAGGGTAAAGGGTTTTTCGGTGTTTACATACGTTTCCAGCAAATATCCTTTCTTGCCTTCAGGTATAAAACTTTCTGCAAAAGGTCTTTCCGGGGACAGGTAATGCCCGGGGCCTAAGCTGTTGCCGTTGACGGGCTTTTTGTTTTTGAACTCATTAAATTTGCGCCCCGTCCCGTGGTACAATTCAATCGGGTTCCCGGCATCATCCATGGCTTTGCTATTCCCGAACGTCGCCTTCCAGAACGGGCTGCCCGTCCCCAGCTCCTTATACGCATCCCCAGCCATGCCCACGATTTCCGGGTCATCCGCCCATCCCGTCGGCAAATCCGCATGGCGCAGCGTTTCCACGAAGCGCGCCGTCTTGGGGCTTGCCATGAGCCTCTGTAGTGCCGTGAGTGCTGCCATTACACTTTCTCCAGCGTTGTGCGGAACGCCCTGTTCTGCGGGTCATTGAGGAAGCGCTTGAGCGCGTCCGGGTCGTTGAGTAAGTCGTAGCCCTGCGCCTTGGCGATGTCGATGGCGGCGACGGGGATGCTTGCAACCTTGCGGAACGTGGGCGCCTTGCGGAAGCCGCGGAAGCGGTCCTCCAGCTGCTCGGCATGGTTGGCCATCACGATTTCGGTCACGTCCTGCGAGCGGGAGATGTTGCCCGCATCGTCGATGAAGTCCGTCACCACGCCGTCAGAATCAAAGGCCTGCCCGTGGATGCCCTGCGTCAAGTCCATAAAAAAATCCTCCCGCCAGAATGCTGGCAGGAGGACGGTATCATGCCTTCCGATTGCGGCACAGGGGAGGATTAATAATTGGCGATGTCGTCGTTGAGGTCAGCAACCATGCCGCTGGACGCCGGCTGGCTGGCCTGCAGGGTGCATTCCACCAGGATGTGCCCGCGCACGCTGTCGCCGACATGGGCCAGCTTCTCTTCCTGGAAGCCGCGCAGGTAGGCGACCTTCCAGTATTCGGGGTCGAGCAGGAAGACGCAGTCCTTGGAGTAGGTCACGCCGGCCTGCACGCGGTTGGGCACGATTTTCAGCGTGCCGAAGTCGGAGACATAGACGTCGATGGTGCCGAACGCCTTCTTTTCCTCCACCTTCTCCATGCGGGTTGCGCCGCCGTGCAGCACGGTGGAGAGGATGACGCGCAGCTTCGGGGAAACCATGATGCGGTCGGGGTTGCCGCCGGCGGTGTAGATCTGGGTCATCAGGCCGGTGACCATGTCCTCGGTGACGGCGCGGGCGGTGCCGGCGACAGGGGCCGCGGAAGCCGTGGGCGCGGTGCCGGCGCAGTCGTTGTTGTCCCACAGCCAGGTGGGCAGGCCGCGCATGAGGCGGGTCTGGCTGCCCGCGGTTTCCGAAGCGGCGAGCTGGTTGGAGAGCAGCGCGTATTCAAGGTCCTTTTTCAGTTCCTTGGAGCACTGCGCCATCTGGTGCGCGTACTGCTTGGAAACGCCTGCCTGCTTGACCGCCTGGGCGGTGCCGGAAACGCTGACCGCCTTCTGCAGGATCTGCGTCTTGTTGGAAAGCTCGGTGGACGAAACAGCCGTGAAGGCGGTCACGTCCGCGCCTTCGTAATGGGAGTTGGCCGCGGGGGCGGCAAGGTCTTCGG